CTCAATGCTGCATCAGGTGATCTGCTCAGCTGCGAGATGTCCGTATCAATCCTAACAAGTTGGAGTTAATATGTCAGACCTAACACCAGAGGATCTAGCCTTCTTGAAGAAGATTGGTCAGATCACCACAGCACCAAAGCCAGTAACTACTAAGAAGGAAGAAGAATAATCATGGCAATTTTTCTAAATAACAAAGTTGGTCTAAAGATTGCCACTATCAATCTTTCAGATCATGTAACTGCATTTACACTTAATCGTGTATCAGATCAGATCGAAGTTACTGCAATGGGCGACACAGCTCATAAGTTCGTTACCGGACTTTCAGCAGATACCATCACAGTATCATTCTTAAACGACACAGCAGCCGCAAATGTTCTAGCAACCCTTCAGGCTGCTTACGGCACAACTGTTGCTTTCGCAGCAATCCAAGATTCATCAGCTGCTGTATCAGCAACCAATGTTTTGTATTCTGGAACAATTTTGGTTGACAACCTAACAGACATTAACGGCGCAGTTGCCGATGAAGGTATGATGGATCTTACATTTACCTGCAACAGCAAGACAGCAATCGCAACAACTGGTACTTGGTCATAATCTAACTACTAAAGAAAAGGGCTAAAGAATGGCAAAGCTAAAGATCACAAGGGCAGATGGCTCTGTATCTGAACATCAGATAACCCCATCGATCGAATACGCATTCGAGGTTTACGCCAAGAAAGGTTTTCATAAAGCCTTTCGCGACGATGAAAAACAGAGTGATGTGTATTGGCTAGCTTGGGAGTGCATTCGCCGTAGCGGTGAAACTGTCAAGATGTTTGGTGCAGAGTTCTTGGACACACTTTCAAAAGTGGAAGTCCTTGATGATGACCCGGAATTATAGGGCGTGACTCTTTCACTTACTTGGTCGCAAGATTAAGTTTAGAAACGAGTATCGCGCCTAACGACTTACTCGAACTTGATTCGAGAATGTTCAAGGCTTTATTACAGGCTATGAAAGATCGAAACAAGGAGATGAAAGATGCCAGTCGCAGTAAAGGGCGCAGTCGCACTTCGTAAAGCCTTGAGGCAGTTCACACCTGATTTAACCAAGCAATTACCTAAAGAGATGGCGATAGCCCTTAAGCCTGTTGTAAAGACAGCTAGGGGCTATGCGCCTTCTCAAAGTCAAATACTTAGTGGTTGGCAACCTCGACCAATGGGTGAAGGCAGATTTCCTACCTATAACGCATCGATGGTTAAGGCTGGTATCGGTTACAAGACAACACCTTCAAAGCCTAATCGCCGAGGATTCAGATCGTTAGCGCGCCTATTCAATAAGACTGCTGCTGGTGCGATCTATGAAACCGCTGGGCGCAAGACTCCAGATTCAAAGTTTGTTCAGAATCTAAATAACAAATACTCATCTTCCATGAAGGGTAAGGCCAAGATGGAAGGTCGTGTGCTTTATCGTGCTTATGAAGAAGATCAAGGCAAAGCCCAGACTGGCGTTCTAAAAGCTATTGAAAAAGCGAAGATTAAGTTAAACCAAAGAGCATCGGTGGTTGGATAATGCCAAACATTTTAATTGATTTAGCAGCTGAGTTTACTGGCAAGAAAGCCTTTGATAAGGCTGGCAAGTCCACTACTGGTCTTGAGAAGAGTGTCAAAAGTTTAGGCAAGACTTTAGGTTTAACCTTTAGCACTGCCGCTGTTCTTGCCTATGGCAAAGCCTCTGTAAAGGCGGCAGCAGCCGATCTAAAGGCTCAGCAACAATTAGCCCTAGCCTTAAAAAATGTCGGCTTAGAACGCGATGCAGCAACGGCTGAAGGCTATATCCAACGGATTGAAAAAGAATATGCAATCGTTGATGACAAGCTTCGCCCATCTTATTCCAGATTAGCCATTGCTACACGCGACACTGCTGAAACCCAGCGACTTATGGGTATTGCAATGGACATCAGCGCAAGCACTGGCAAAGATCTTGACTCAGTTACTTCAGCATTAGCAAAGGCTTTTCTAGGTAGCAATACAGCCCTTAGCAAGTTGGGTGTTGGTATATCTAAGGCCGATCTTGCAACTAAATCCTTTGATGAAGTTACAAAAGATTTGGCTGCAACCTTTGCTGGTGCAGCTATTAAATCAGCAGACTCAGTTTCTGGTTCAATGGACAAACTGGCTATTGCTACGAATAATGCCAAAGAAACCATTGGTGTTGGTTTAATTGAAGCATTCGCAAATCTTGCTGGCAATGGTGATGTAGATCAAGCAGTAAGCAAGATCGATAGTGTTGCCGCTTCATTAAGTAAAATGATTGTAGTTGCCAGTAAGTTGAAATGGTATGACTGGGTAATTGGTGGCATTACTGGTGGCACAATTACAGACATCACCAAGTTCAAAGGCATGGGAAACGTTCCTTTAACTGGTGGATCCAACATGGATACTCAACGATCTGATGCCGCTGCTAAAGCCGCAGCTGCTAAAACTATCGCTGCCAATAAAGCAATAGCAGCCAACAAGATTAAAGCCGATAAATTAGCCGCTGCTAATAAAGCAAAACTTGATAAGGCAGCCGCTGTTTTTGATATTCAAAACATTCAGATTGCTGCTGCTCTAAAAGGCAAGATTAGCGAAGAAGAAAAGACTCGCTTGCTACTTATGCAAGCCATTGCTGATGAAGATACCGTCAAGGCTGAAGCATTACAAAAGAAACTTGAAGATATTCAGAAGCAGAATGCCAAGATTGCTGCTGATCTTTTAGCCATTGGACAAGCCAAAGATCCTTTTGCTACATGGGCTGGCAGTTTATCTTTAGCGTTGGCAGCACTTGGTAAAGTTGGTTTAGGCATGTCTGCCATTAATGGCATTTTAGTTCCTGGTGTTGATTACAATCCCGGTCAAAATCCAGATCGTAACTATGATGCGAAAGTAGCCGCGGCAAAAGCAGCAGCCGAAAAAGCCGCTGCTGAAAAAGCGGCCGCTGACAAAGCAGCAGCAGACAAAGAAGCTGCCGATAGAGCAGCCGCTGTAAGCACTATTTTTGAAGAAGATGACACAATCGATGACATCTTGGCCAAGGTTATAAATGTTGCCGAAGCCGCTGCCGAAGCTGCTGCCGCTGCCGCTGCTTCTGTTACAGAAACTCAAACCACTGTTGATGCACTTGCTGCTTCAGCCACAAATGGCTCGCCTGTGGCTGGTACTAACTTTAATCCTAGTCAAAGTAGAGATCGCAACTATGATTCTGGTTATATGATGCAAGCACCAGTAACTGTAAATGTCACCGTCACTGGATCTGTAATAGCTGAACAAGACCTTGTTAAAACTGTAAATGATGCAATAGTAACTGGTAACACTCAAGGTTTAAGATTTACTCGACCAGGTTCATTGCAAGAGTTTGAGTAATTATGACACTCCCAGTAATTAACGCCATAATCAACTTTTCAACAGGTGCTGGCTTTGCCTCGCCTATGATTCTTGATTCAGGCGTTCTGGGAGTCAATGCTTTAGCTGATAGCACAGCAGTCACAGTCGATGTATCTAACCAAGTTGATTCAATCAAAACTAATCGCGGTCGCACAGCTCTTTCAGACATATTCCAGACTGGCACAATGAGCCTTCGCATCATTGATCAGAACGGCGACTTTAACCCGATGAACCCATCATCGCCGTACTATGAACTTTTAACTCCAATGCGCAAAGTAACTATTACTGCTAGTTACGAGGGAACTACTTACCCAATCTTTGCAGGTTACATAACCTCATATAACACAACCACCCCTAAAGATGTGGGTGAAATTGTTTATACTACGGTGCAAGCAGTTGATGGCTTTAGACTATTCCAGAATGCCCAAATAACAACAGTCCCAACAACTCCAGCAGGTCAAACTACTGGCACTCGTATTGGCAAGATCCTCGATGCAATCGGCTGGCCTTCTGGCATGCGTGACATCGATGCTGGGCAGACAACAGTTCAAGCAGATCCTGGCACTCTTAGAACTTCCCTTGCCGCAATGCAGCTGATCACCAGCACTGAATATGGATCACTGTATATGGACGGATTCGGAAATATTGTTTTCCAAGACCGCCAACTTACTTCTACCAGCGTGGCTGGCACTCCAGTAGTTTTTAATGACGATGGCACTGGGATCTCTTATAACAATGCCCTCTGGAAATTAGACGATACTCTAGTATTTAACAAGGCCAGCGTTACTCGTACTGGTGGCACTGCACAGGTAGCCAGCAATCAAGCATCGATCGATAAGTATTTCTTGCACTCATTCCAAGAGCAGAACTTGCTTATGGAAACAGATGCAGAAGCCTTAGATAATGCCAGAGCCTTTGTTGCTTCTCGCCAAGAAACTTCGATCCGTTGCGATGCAGTTACCTTGGATCTTTACACTGCTAACTACGATGCTGGCATTACTGCTGCTTTAGATCTTGACTTCTTTGATCCAATCACAATAACCACAACTCAACCGGGTTCATCAACCCTAACCAAGACTTTGCAGGTATTCGGCGTGTCACATGACATCAAACCGAGTAGCTGGAAAACCACATTAACCACCCTAGAACCCATCATCGAATCGTTCATTATTGGAACAGATTATGGGATACTAGGCACTAACACACTTTCTTACTAAGGAGAACAGATGGCAGCAGGACAAGGCTTCAAGACATTCGCCACAGGTGATGTTCTCACAGCCGCAGACACTAACGGATATTTAATGCAGGGGGTCTGGGTATTCGCTGACGCGGCTGCTCGCGATGCAGCTGTAACTAGCCCACAAGAAGGCAATATGTGTTACCTAAAAGACACAGATGCCGTTCAATCTTATTCGGGTTCTGCATGGACTGCCGTTGGTGGTGCTGGCGGTGGCATGACAGCTATTTCAACGGGAACTTTATCTAGCACAGGTGTCACATTTTCATCTATTGCTGGCACTTACAATAACCTCGAATTACACATAACTGGCTACAATCTTGCTGGTGGTGGCAGATTATTCGTAAGAGTAAACGGCGATAGTGGCACAAACTACACAGGTGGTTACACAAGATTCAGAGATGGTGTTGCTTCAAGTTCAGCGGGCGCAGCTTCTCCAGGCGCAACAGCACAAATAGAAACCGATGGCGGTACAACCCCGGATAATGGTGCAACAAACTCTGTAATTCTTACTTTTCCTGCTTACAAAACCACAACAGGAACAAAGTTAATAACAGCACTGGGTTATGATTTAGCAACATACAAGATTCCAAGCATACAAACATTTTCATATCATGGAACTGCTGGTGCAATCACTAGCATTACTATCGTCGCAAGTGCGAGCACATTCTCAGCAGGTACTTACACACTATACGGAGTCAAATAATGAATACAATAACTGAAGTTAATTGCGAAACAGGCGAAGTTATTGAACGCGAGTTGAATGCAGATGAAATTGCACAACGCAAAATTGATGCGGATAATGAAAAAGCCAATCAGTTAGCGATCGCAGAAGCTGCAAAGGCTAAGGCTGCACTGTTAGCCAAACTCGGCATTACAGCAGAAGAAGCTGCGTTGCTGCTCGGATAATGAAGCCAAGACTTTCAAAGTGCGCAATCCAGTTAAGAGAACAGATTGACGACACCTTCGGAGATCGAGATCGAACTTCTGATGGTTGGATCGGCGATACTCGACACAGCGCGCGCCCTTCAGATCACAATCCTGATGCTAACGGCTGGGTTCGTGCCATCGATGTCGATCGAGATCTTTCAGGCAAGGCTAAACCAGACCTCATGCCAGATCTTGCGGATCAAATTCGTGTCTTTGCAAAGTCTGATAAGTCAAAGCGAATTAGCTACATCATCTTTGATGGAAAGATCGCAAGCCCAATCCTTAAATGGAAATGGCGGAAATACACAGGCATCAACAAACACACGCAACACTGTCACATCTCGTTTACGAAAGCGGCTGACCTTAATAATGAGTTTCTTCAAATACCTATGATCGGGGGATCAAAATGAAAGATCTACAAAACGCGTTAGGCTCATGGGGCAGAGCATTCTTGGTTGCAGTTATCTCAATGTACGCAGCTGGTGTTACAGAACCTAAGGCTCTTATCGCTGCTGGCATTGCATCGATCATTCCACCAGTATTGCGATACTTGGATCCTAAAGATGAACTCGGAAGAAAATGACACAGGGCGAGTTCT